GGAAGCCCCTGCATTACCAAGAAACCTGTATCGTAAACTGATTGACAGTTTGCCATGAGCGCCAAAAACAAGAGCAACTTCCCCGCCAAGGTTAAAAGCCGCTTTTGTTTCTTTCGGCAAATTTGGACGATTTTCAACAGCAGGTTTGAAATTATAAGTAGAATGAAACAATGTAGCGCCCATCACAGGTCCGATATTCAACTGCATCCATCGGGTTAAATCGGGTGCATAAGCCCAAGTTCCTAAAATAGGAAATGCGCTATAACCTTTGGTAATTATTCCATCGGTATATCTCTGGCTGCTCCCTTTCAGCGTATATTCAAAAGTGCCTGCTTCTTTTTCTTTGCCAATAAAACCATGACCGCCTAATTCAAGCCCAACGTAACTGTTTTTGGTAACATACAAGCCAGCATAGATACTAATGCCTATAAAAGGCTTTAAAACTCTGTCAGACGGTTGAAGCAATAAAGATGAAAATCCCATTTCTAAAAATCCTTTTTTCTCTTCGTCGTATATAACTGCTTTGGACGTTTCTTTTTTTGCAATCTTTTCTTCTTTTCCAGTTTCTTTTTTAGTAGCCTTTTCTTCTTTTTCAGTTTCTTTTTTAGTAGCCTTTTCTTCTTTTTCCTCCTTAATCAATTCGGCGTATATTGCCGGCGGATTACCGTCCTGATACTTATAATATCTACCTTCTGCCCACTTAAAAGGGGCGACCAGATTTTGACCGGAGCTGATGTCCAATGTGTATTCATTTAATACGTAGTCAAAGACCAATGTTTGTTTTAATCTCATCGACATTTTCACCGCTGTATATTTCTCAATATTTAGCGTAATAGAAGACGTATTATACGAGTACGAGCCTTCGTAAATGTACTTTGCCATAGCAGTAGGGATTGAAAGATAAAATGTATTCCCCGAAAACCTTATTTCGCTCTTTTCGTTTTCTTTTTTATACGTACCTTCCAACGTTTTTGTCGCGTCGCTCTGTGCGTTGGCTGCAATCGTTGAACATATCAACGCAGTAAATAATAAATTCTTCATTGCTTTACAATTTATGCCCTTTTGGAGCGGTTTATACTAATTTATTTTTCGTCAGTGTCTAATTCCCATTCGGATTTTTCGAGGTTATAATACATATTTTTACCATCTGCAACAAACTTGATTTTTTTTGCCTTGAAAAAATGCTCCGTACTGGGAATATTAAAATTCATTGCACGAATTTCGGTTTCATCGTAAAATACCCCAATCTTGTTTCCGTCATCATCATCTTCGATTTTAATTGGCTCGGCAGACACTTTGTACGCTTTAAAACTTTTCGTTCCATCAACAAGAAACACTTCCAATTTTTTGATTTCTATACTTTTTGCTGGTCTAAACGCAATAAAATCAGGAACATATAGCGCTATTATTTCCAATGTTCCGTTACTCTTTTTGTCTTTACTTTGGGCAGACACTTGATGATTACTTGCCATAAAAACGGCGACCAAAACTGTTACTAAAAATAAAATTTTTCTATTCATGTTTTTACTTGTTTTATGCCCCTTTCGGAGCGGTTTATATTATTTTACTATTATTAATTAACTTTCAATTTTTCAATTCGTTGTCCACCGCGCTTTCGCCCGCTTGCGTGCAACGTGGTGGCGGCTTCACGCAGGCGGGGGGTTCACAAAGGTTCGAGCGGGCGACAAACTTCCAAATTCCCACAAAACTGTCAGCGGGCATACACCCCCGCTTGCGTGAAACCGCTCGTTGTACGCAGCGCATTTTATTCGTTATGCTTTTTTAGATTTTAGCATTTTCAACAATGCTTTTGCGTTTTCGTTTCGCTTATTTATTTCAAGTACTTTCTGACAGTTTTCCAATGATTTGTCAAATTGTTGCAAAGCAAATTGTGCCGCCGCAATTCCATAAATAATGTCTTCATTGTTTGGCTCTAATTTGTCGGCTTGTTGATAATATTTAACTGACGTTTCAAACAAATCATTATCATAGCAAATTGCTCCAAGATTAAACCAAGCACTAAGATTGTTTGGATTTAACTTTGTAGCCTGTTCCAAATATTTAAGTCCGTTTTCTATGTCGCCCTGCCAAGATAACATATTTCCAAGTTTGTATGAAACAATGTCTGGATTTATATTTTTCTTCAAACATTCACCAAATACAATTTCTGCATTATCGTAAATTTCAAGGTCATACAATTTTATCCCCAACTCAAAAAGGGTTTCATTATTATGACTTTCCATAAATTTCAGAAAACTTTCTTTTGAAATAAGCGGTTTTGTCGGGTCGCTATTTCCTAAATCAAATCCGTCATAAGAAACTCCGAATGTTGTTGCCAATTTCGTGAGATTTTGTTTTGTTACGAAAATTGTTTCCCTCGTATGTTGCTCAACTTTATCCATATGCAACACAAACATTCCATCATCTTTGCGAATTTCTACAAATGAATAGGATTGTTCTTCTAATGCTTGTTTAAGTTTTTCTAACTTCGACTTGTTTTTGTCATAGAAAAAGTAGCCATAAAGAAATTCTTGTTTCGTATTGATTCCTTGTACTTCAAGTCTATCAAAAATTGAGTTTATTGCTTCCATTATTTTAATTTTTTGTGTCCCTGTTGGAACGATTTATATTTTGTTAATTTTAAATTTCCCGCTTCGCTGTCCCAACGCACTGTCCCCCGCTTGCTGCTAACGTCAGAGCGGCTTGCAGATAGTCCCAAATGTATGATACACAAAAAGCATTGATAAACACTTATTTAACTAAAATGTTTAAAAATGCTTTTAACTTTTTTACAGATTATTTAAGTTTTATTAACTATTTTTCTGCAAAATTTTTTGAAAATTTTTAAAATCGTTCAATCTTGATTCGACTATTTTTTTATTTTCTTTCAAAATTCCGATTTCTTCGTCAATCACTCTTAATTGAATTTTCAAATCACTGATAATTTGTTCCGGATCCCATTCTACTTGTTCAACTGTTTTTTTGCGACCTCGTGCCATAATTTTGTTCTTTTGTTTGTTAATAATGGGACAAAGATATAAATATTATTTTATTCCAAGCAAATCATTAATATTTTCAAGATTTTTTATTTTATTTGGATTATGCCTTTTAATATGGCAATCTTCGCACAACTATTCCAAATTCGATTCGTCAAATGCTAATTCATTAGATACATTTCCATTTTGAATAAATGATCTTTTGTGATGCAAATGCACCTAACCTGCACGACCGCAAAATTCGCAAATTGGATTGGAATATAAATAATACAATCGTAGTTTTTGCCATCTATTACTATTGTATATCTATTGTCTTTCTTCTCTATTTTTGCCAAAATTAAAATCTTTTTTTTCCTATTTGGGTGCGGCGGAATATATTTTGGTATCTAATATTAACATATAATTATTTCTTTTATTTCATCTATTTTAATCTTTGGATAGATTTCTTTTAATTCCTGATACTATATTTCAAGTGATTGGCATTCAATAGATAATCTCTTATATTTGAAAACTTTCAATAATTTTGTTTCCTTCTTCAACTGATTTAATATTAATTAACTGATAACTTTTTTCGCAAATTTTTTTTAAATCCACATTAAATTCTTTCTCAAATGTTTCAAACTATTTGAAACCATTTTCTAATATACTCATTTCAAAAATGATTTTAGGTAGTTGGGGGTCATTTTGGGGGATTATCTAATGTCTATCAATTCCGGTTCTTTCCGATACAAATTTAATATAATTTTCTGTATGATTTTCATTGTTGGGGGCGTATCTGTTTATTATTTTTTCAATGGTATTCAGATTGTATAATTTGATATAATTTTGAATTAACTTGTACATCTACCTATACCCATAATACATATTTATATAGGTGGCAAAGCGTTTATGTTTACTTGGCAATATTTCGCCAATAAATGGTGTGCCTTTGCTCATTTCGATGTTACCGGGATTATTGATGTTTAGCATATTTTTATATAATTTATTTGATTATTTAATTTCCAAAAGCAATCCAATATATTGATCTTGACGTTGAATATGAAATGCTTGAAGATGAACAATTTGTAATGTAAAATTCTACAGATGTATTTGTGATATTTACCCACACTCCCAACTGTGGATTAACCGCTGTACCGCCATCCGCTGTACCTAATGTGGCAACAATCCCCCTGATATTATTAAAACCAACCAATGATCTAAATGTCGCAAGTGAAAAATTTTGGGTTAAAACTTGTCCGTTTGCGGGAATTATTAAATTATATAACGTTGCTCTCTCACAAAATATTCTATTGTAACTGCCTGTGGTATTGACATTACCGCTACCGCCACCGCCGCTAATTGTAGTCATATTTTGTGTCAATACTCCGTTTGCAGTGTTAAATGACAGTGAACTCACCTAATTACCTGAACCACTTGTAGATAATGATGACATTCTCGTACCAAGTGTCTTTGTCAGGGTGTTACCTGATAATGTCATATCTTGTACGCTATTACCACTTCCAATTGTATTTAATGTTGGTGTTAATCCATTAATGGTTACTATTCCTTTGCCATTGGTTGGTGATATGGTGATATTATTACCCTATATTATTTGTCTGACATCATTAGTCTATGTTACCCATTGTGAAGTGCTTGTATCATAGCAATATATTGTATCTGTATCCTGCGTGATCTATAATTTCAATTCTTCGGGGTGTGGGGGATTTGGTATTGATGAATACGTATCAAATATTCCTATTTCCTGCGATTCGGGTCTGCTATCATTGATAATAGTTGAACCGCCGCCTACGTTAATTTGTTGATTATCATTTAATCGGTATTGAAATCGTCTAGATCTCGGTTTTGATAATATTTGTCTTATTACTCTCATATTTATTATGTTATCTAATTTAATGTAAATGTATTTGGTTTTAATGTCGATATTTCCACATTACCGGTAGTAACATTGATATTGTAACCAATGGTAAATCTGTCGGAGTAGTTTTTGCTAAAATCATTTATTCTAATAACATCATTATATACAACACCTTTGCTGAATAATTGTGTCATACAGGCAATATAATTCCATTCCGGCTGATCCTGTCCGTAGGGATAATTCAGGTTGGTAATATAATTATCTGAATTAAACATTAACAATCCCTGCCCGAAGTTCTTATATACCTCATTATATGAATACATATAAAATACTTCACTTTCATTAGTTTCAGACTGATTTGTATTTGAATATACCAAGTCAGTGAGGCTTGCATCTTCGCTCACTTGTTGTTCTAAACTTCTCTATACCACTCTATTAATCGTAAATGATTGAGTGTCTAATAATATATTGGTTATTCCGCTACCGTCAAAACCGATCCCTATCTGTAATCTACCCATTGTGGTGGGTAGTCTACACCACGCACAAGCGGGAAATGTCGTATCACCGAAGTTTGCAAAACTGCCATCTTCCAACAATGGCGCGGATAAGAAGTTATCAGCGGGTGTATACCATTCAAACTCACGGTTTCCACCTCCGCCTCCTTTTGTCATTGGTATTATACCACCACTCATAGAAGAACCCCACGTCTTATTGATGAAATCCCAAATTTGGGTTGATCCGCCTTTTGGGGTAAATCTTATCACAATACGTAACGTCCAATAATTGAATGCTGCACTCCATTCAATAATATGTCTAATGGGAACCATTCCCAAATTCATATTGCTTGAATATGTAATCCCCGAACTTGAATTTAAACCATTATCAGCGTTATAGTTAGTATTCCACCCACGACCCCACGAATTAACATCACCATTGCCACCAATATTAAACATTCCCCTGATACCGTTAAATATTAAAAATGTGTTTGGTTCGGAAATAAAATTATCCAAATCGACAGACATAAGATTATCCTAATCGTGGATTGTATTTGTCGCTTTTAACCATATATACTCATCGTATGGAGTTAATGCAGCGGTTAATACATCATTACTTGGTTGTGTGGTGGTTGGTGCCATTGCAACACGAATTGGATATGCCCCCCCTACCGGTTCGCTACCTAAACCGCCGGGCATGTACTAACTTGGATTAAATTCGTCAACTTGTGAAAATCCGTTAAACTTATTAAAATGCCAAACTTTCTGACCCGGTTGGAATTGGTACATCTGTCTGTAATATCTCCAATATGTACCCACATTTGACCATAAATAGTGTTTGCCACGTCTAATTCTCATCGGTGTTTGATTGCCAAGAAATTGCGACCCCCCCAAAGTAAAATCGGTTGGTATATCACCAAATGGGGTATTATTCACTGTAACCTAACAGGTATCAATTAACTTATTAACACTCACCGTTTCATTGTCATCTACGTGTTCAATGGGGTATGTTAATGTACCTTGATCACTTTCGCAGGATGTGATATATAACGTTTTGCCAATCAATATTATATTAAACTAAAAAGTAGTCTAAATCCATTGTAATATTTTCATAAAATTTTCATTCATTCCGTCATCATTGGTAAAATTTCCCGAAAATATGTGAATGGATGACAAACTATTTGAAAATGATGTATTTATATCCAATACACAACCTGTCTAAATTGCAATCTTATCTAATATTTCTTGAATACTGAATAAGTCATTTTCTTCATCCCATATAAGACGTTCTAATTGCCCCAAAATACTTTCAAATTGGAGTGTAAATGGCACTGTATGACCTGTATATTCAATGTCGTATATCTGAGGCAAAAGAAATCCCCGAAATTCCATACCACAAGTTGTGATTATTACTTCGTGGGATAAATAATCAATATTACCAAACTCATTATAATTATTGAAACTTCCAAAAAATGTTATTGATCCTGTATAATCCCTAACAGCGGGTTTTAAACTATTATTATTTGTCTGAATACTAACATCTTTCAATACAAATGGTGCGGGTTGATTTTCCGTTATTATTGGTGTTGTACCATTGATAGTAACGGTTATTTCATTATCGTATCTGTCTTTCCATACTTCATTAATCATACCGGTAATTTATTTGTCTGTTTTTATTTAATGTGTTGTTAATCACACCTATCATTGATGTACCGCGCACCTCTAAACTCATCTAATTATTACCAAAATGACCTGTATTTAGTGCATTGGTTAACTTCTAATTTTGAAATGATGTCAAAACACGCTCATTAGCGTTTAACCATGCCAAATGCCTGTCACCCTGCATTGACAGATTATTTCCGCTTGGAGTAAATACACCACCGGTAGCAAATTTTGGTTTCTTTTGTGCCTATGCTAATACTGATCCGATTAATCCCAAACCAACCGCCAACCCCTAAACAGCACCGGGAATACCACCCTATGTCGCCCCACTCGAAGTTGTACCCTACACTGTTTCCACGTTTTTCGCCTATACCAATGCCTATATTTGGGGTAACATCTGCGCAACCATCTTAACCACCGATGCCTACGAAAAGTCCTGCATTTCCACCAAACTACCTATTGAATTTGCCAATCCATAATACTATGCTTGTTGTTGAAGTGCCTAATTTTGTGCCTATTGCCCCCTTTGGTATTCCTATTGTGATGCTTCTATATTTGCTTGCTACATTGATCTTAACTTTTCCGCTTCTTTGTCAAAATCTATGCCATTTGATGTGATATTAATACCCTGCTATTGTGCATCCTATATCTTATTATATTGCTACTCTAATTCTTTCAATTTGGCAATCAAACTGTCATATTCAACAAGTGAGATTGTACCGCTTGTTAGTTGTTCTTTTATTTCACCAATTTTCCCCTATAAATCAGTCAATAATGGATTGAAATTAATCTTTGGTGCTGCAATGGGTGTTGTTTCGATTGAACGTGTTAAACTTTGGATAATTGTTTCAATTTTAGATAATTCATCCCCTAATTGCCGTATTACGTATGGGTCGGTCTATTCAGATAATTTAATTCCTAATTGTTCCTATTCATTTTGCAAATCTACCAATGTTTTCAATGTTTTTTCAAAAGGTTTTGAGTTAAATGTTTTTTCCACCCTGTTACCAATCCTTTCCAACCATTTTTCAAAATTTTCATTTTCCTTGTTCGCCCCCGCTATTGCCTATTCAGTATTCCATACCGCCGTTTTTGCCGAAATATAGGCATCGTGTACTTTGTCCTGCGACTATGTTATAAGTCGATCAAATATTTTGATATTTTGCAAATCTTGTTGGGAGATTAATATATTATCCCTGTCATTCCATACTTTGAATAACTAATCGGAATTATAACCTATTCTTTGAATACTTCCGGTGACTTGCTGCGTCATATAATCCCATTTCTTGTATATATCTTTTATGCTTTCGTCCGAACTGTCGCCAATGCCTAAAAATGCAACTTTCAACGCTTCTTCCAACGTTGTACCCATATTGATAAAATCTTTTTCCGAAGATTTAATTGATGTTAAAAAATATTGCTCACCTTTTTCCTAAGCGTTTTTTTGGGTATTTAATCTTCGGGTTTCCACATCATTTAACATTTTGATAGTTTCCGTTCTTTCATCAAATATTTGGCGTAACCTATTCATGTGCATAGCGGTCTATACTTGATCGTCATTTCTTCTTGCTTTTTCTATTTCATTGAATAACTCCGCCTACTATCTGTCATACTCCGCCAATTGTGACCTGTATTTTGCGCCGAACATATCCGCAAACTTGTTGCCTGTCTAAACATTATCCAACTATTCAGATAACTTATACGCCGCCTGCATAGTATCTAATATATTAACCCTGACACCAATTAGATTATTTCCCAACTATCCAAATCCCTATGATAACGAATATTGTGTATTAACTATTTTATCACCAATTAATTGTGTGTCTTTTAACTATTCATACAATAATTTACCCGCCGCCACTGCTGCCCCTATCTATGCAGCATACACATTGATACTTTTGATATTATTACCAATCATATTACCGAACCCATTACCGCTAACTATATTCTTTTGGTTGGAATTATCTATTAATACATTTTGCTTATTGTATGCCTGCAATGCCTCTTGCTATCTTTTTACTTCAACGCTATTTTTGCCATACAGTTTTTCCTATTGTTGCAATGATCGGGATAATTTATTTTGCTCTTTTGTAATATCCTAATTGATTTTCGCATAGGATTTTCCGTCCTATATTATTTGCTGCATTGAACGTTGATAATCCCTCGTATCCTACGATACCGATATTTTAAAATCTGATGCCATTTTCTTATTTTATTTTTTTATTTAACTCATTAATCTATGTATTATTAAATACATCATATATTGTAGATTGTAATTTTGATGCCTAATTTACCAAAAAATGATACTAATTAATTGTACCAAAACTTTTACCCTATTTAAATCTTGGTTTAGAATAGTTTATATTGTTTTTTCCAATTGGTGGAAATGTATTTTTGCCTCTTTTATTTGACAGTCTTGGATTGCTTTTATAAGTGCCTTTTTCCAACCATCTTAACCTTGCATCATAGAATAAATTAACATTTCCGTTTAGATTTTTTTCTACCTGTTTGGTGGAAGATTGCCGTATGTTATTTTCTAATTTTCCATATTTTTGCGACCATTGCGATCTTCCGGAAGAATTGATATTTGATGATTTCAATGATTGAATTAATACACCCCTTGCATTGCCTAATGACTACATTACCTATTTGGTGAATACTTCTCTATTCACATCTTTTGTCAGGGCGTCCAATTTCTTTTTTAACGCCTAATCATTTATTTTTGTCGTTATTTGTGCCATCTTTTTTAGTATCTCTTTTTTTTAATTGACTTAAAAAATCACCTAATGTATAATCTTCCTATTCCTGTATTATCTCTTTTTCTTCCAAAGGATTTTCCATTTTGTGGAATTGATCCTATGTTCTTATTCCTTTTTTCAAATTACCTGAAAATAACTAATTGTTAAATGTGATTTCTCTTATTTTTAACCAATCCTGATATTCTCTATATTTTGCCTAATCTATCAATAATATCAATTCATCAATTCCTATCTTCCAAAAATATTCAGGGGTGCATAATCCCGACTATACTATTACTTTGTAGTAGTATTCAATTCTTTTACTTTCACCTTTTTTTTTATTTCTTTGGGTTGATCCGTTTCTGCTTTTTCGGGTTCAATTATTCCATTAAAAAAGTCATAAATATAGGTTTGGTTCTTATCCAAATACTCAAATAATTCTTCAACTGTTATCAATATATTATTTCCATTTAATACGGAATAAATAAACAACACTTTTGCATTTATTAAAAAAGGTTCTTTGTCATTAAATGGTGGCAAATCAAAGAATGAAATACCCCCCATTGCAAGTTCATAATAGGATATTGATTTTGTATTAATATTTAATATAATTTCATTATCTTTGAAAATTGTTTTAATTTTTGTAATCATTTTTTTCTTTTATTTTATGTTATTTTTTTACAATCTTTTAAACCATTAAACCCCGAACCCCAAGATTTTAAAAAAGGGTTCGGGGGCATCAATTTTTATTAAAAAAAAGGTTGTTTTATTTAATATTAGACAATTTCAATATTTCCATTTCCTTCGAAGGAAACAGAATAACTCGCTGAGTCTGAAACGCTTGCGGAGATATTATTTGCCGCAACGAATGCTTTTCCGGTTAATTTACTGCCTGTTATACTCCAACCTGTGGTGGTACTGAATGTGCCTGCAATACCGAACTCTAAATCGACTTCCGTACCTACTTTTGCAAGTGCCAACAACGATAAATATGTGTTACCTGCGGGTGTATCGGTGTTTTTTGTATCACCATCCCATGCCATAAGATTATCAGTTGTTACAGTCCAAGTATAATCCGTCATTATTTTACGTTGTGCATTCCCTAACGTATCTTTTGTTAGTGTCGATACGGTACTATATGTCGGGTTGAACTCAAACGTATGGTTAGTGGCAAACTAAACCGTTTTGCCATTGATACTTACCATTAAATCTTTTCCAAGGGTCATTTTTGTTTAAAATTTTTAAATTTATTTTTTGTTTTGTATTGTATTGTACTTTTATCCCATTTTTATATTGAAGATTAACGATTGAAGAAATGCATCCTCAAATCCTGTTTCTGTTATACCCTCAAAGGTAATCCATATATATTTATTGGTATCAATATCCTGATGCTGTCCTGATAACTAATTGATTACCTATTCCTAAATATCAATGCTTTCATAATAATTATCTGAATAAATATCTATTGTATAACCCACATTATTGACATAATTAATATCTTTCGTTTTTGTCATTTCTATTGCATTTCTGCTTGAAATAATAAAAGGTCTATCAGTTCCATTTTTTGCAACCAATTGAAAAATCTTATCATTGATTTTTGAATTAATTGCGGGATCATTTGCAATGATATTGTTTATGGTTTTCTAAATTTTTATCGCCTGCATTATTCATTAATTAATTCAGTTAATACTACAACCCTATCCGGTAATTCATCGGATATTGATAATATTTTATATGCTTTGCATCGGTGGATAATTCTATAATCTAATGCCAAGTATTTACATACATATTTTCGCATTGTGAATGTTAAACGGTCGGTAACAATTACGGCATCATTGATTATTTCCCGGTAATCTCTTTCTGAATAATCTTTGACATTTGCACGTGCAGAAAATACAGTTTGCCATTCTTCAATGTCTGCAAAATATTCATCTTTTTTTCGTGTTAATCGTTGAATATCTACCGTTTTATTTAATGTACCCTATGCTATCATTTTGTTTCAATTATTCCCTCTTTTATACCTAAACAAGTGCCTGTTTTTCTTTTATCAATGCAATCTTCCGTATTATTACTGATTGTTTTGTTACTATGACCTATATTTAGATTAATTCCCTCTTTTACAATATTTAATCCTAATAATCCCTACGATACGTACAGGAATATTTTAATCAATTCTATATGTTCGGGTTTGCCGTTATATCCAAAAATACAGGTCATTATGAATACGGTAAGACATGCAAGATAAGAAATTGAACCAATCCACAATCGTATGTTTTCCTGCGTGATATGAAATTCTATGCCAAATATTTTTTTCATATTAATAACTTCTTATTGCGTTAATTAAATAATCGTATGTCTTTGGCAATTCTTGTGCTTTTATACCTGTTATTTCACGGTTGGCATACCACGTTGAAATACGATATAATATCTATATTTTAATCATATCAATGTATTCATCACATATATTAATTGGTCTATTAATATCGTGTGCTACCTATTTGTGCGCCTAATGATAAAATGTGTCTAATAATAAGTCATCATCCTGATATCCAATTTCAATATTGCAAAACTATTTAATTTGATCAAGATTAATAATCATCTTCAATATGTATTTTTATGTATTGTACTTTTTTCACTTTTTTAGTGGTGTTGGTAATTCCGGAAGTGGATCGTTATCCAATTCTTTTAATAACTATTTTAGATAATTCAGTGAGGTGGAAGCGTTGAACTATGTTATTTTTCCTCTTTCCAACTTATCTAAATTTTCATACATTTTCTGTATTATTTCTTCTCGTGTCATATTCGTAATTAATTAATTTGGTGGAAGATATGGGACTTGAACCCATAACACACTGATTTAGAGTCAGTTACTCTACCATTGAGTTAATCCCCCATATCATAATATATTATTATTCCGCAACCGATATTTTATTTAATTCATCTTGAAAATCAATATATGATTGCTCATTATGGTCTGACAATTCACCAACTATATCTATTTCATTTAATATTTTTTTCATTCTTTTCTGAATAGTTTTATCAAATTTTCCATTTCTAAAAAATTCTTTTAATTCATCAATTCCATACATTTCGACACAAGCGTTAAAACTATCTTCAAAAGATTTGAAATAATTTATGTTATTGGAATATGATACATTATTCAGATGATCGATTAACGCATAAATAGGATTTGTGCTATTATTATTCAACGTGATTTTCATAGGTATTTTTTTTATTTTTTTTTATTTCTGTATTGTACTTTTATGGGATAAACTGAAATTATTTGCACATTTATTTGATATTTGTGCAGTTTTTTTGAATTAAAAATTACATAAGATTTATTTCAATTATTTTTCAAAATTTGGATTAAATAAATGCCGTTGGTTGAAGTTTTTGTTGAAAATTGATATAGATATTCATAAAAAATTTGAAGGGCGTGGTGCAACTGAAAACAACAAAAAATGGGATAAACATTAAATCTACCCCATTTCCAATAAAAGAAAATATAATAATCCTTTTATTTCTTATCACACGGTGAAAGTAACAAAGGCGTTATTATCTCTTGGCCCGCCGTTGTAATACATAGTAGCGGTGATAACCACCTGTCCGCAATTTGCTTTGGAATATGGATCAATAGTCAAATCGACACCATTACCCCAAATAAACAGATCGTAATCTTCCCAACTACCTACGATACCACCATTGGCAAATACATTACCGGATACTTCGACAGGATATCCATTGATGCCGTTCATATCTCTTACAAATAATCCTGATCCTGTATCTTTCGGCATTGTGAACAATTTGCCATTTGCAGCGGGATTTAATCCGTATTTTAACTCGTTATAATTTGCTAATTGTACCGCCGTTTGGAGTGCAACAATACCGGGGAAATCAGTTACCGCAATAGGTGTGATCAAGTTACCAATACCCTATGGTTGGGTAGCAGTGGCAGCACCATTGCCCAACAAAACACCTTCTATTTTTGCGGATAATTGTCTGATTATATCACGTTTAAGCATCTATTCTGCGCCTGCACCCTCTTGGATTAACCATTGCTTTGATACAGGTATAGTGGCGGTTACACGCATTGGAGAGTATATTTTTTCCGTCCATACACCCTATGTATCTGTTACACAGTCTGTTTGACCAATAGCATCTACAGATGTGCCACTATATATTGGTATTTGTTGGTTGCCCTGTAATCCTGTATGGATACGCCCACCTAATTTAGCAAGAATCAAGGCATTAGTCAACGGATCGGATACCTGCAATATATCAGTGCCAACCTATTCAACGCCTAATCCTGTCGCTACCTGAACATCCCTTTGTTCAAACAAATTCATTCTTATTTCGGTTTTTCCTGAATTAATTTGCCTGATAATTGAATTGTCATTGTTCATTTTTCTAATCTGCGTCATTGGTTTAATCGTTTTTGATCTTTCCGCCAATTCATCTACCAAATCTTCAATTTCTTGTGCAATGGCATCAATTTGATCTTTGATTTCTTCAAATTTGGATTGCTCATCTTCATTTAATTCTCTTTTTTGTAATTCTGCACCCGATACTAATGCTTGCATCTGTGATCGTAAATCTTCTCTTTTGTGTTTAAGTTCTGTTATAGTCATTGTTTTTAAAATTTTTTAAATTTATTTTTAGTAATTTTTCAAAAAATTATTTGTTTCAAAATTTTTAAATAAAACATTTTCATGGTATTTAAAAATGGATTTTATAATTGTGAAATTTTTGTTTTTAATTTTGAATAATATTTGGTTAATTCTTGTTGTCTTTGGAGTTCTTTTTGTTCTTTTTCTTGTTGGATTTTTCTTTCATTTAACTGTTTCAATTCAAGTGATTTTTGTTTTGCATCATTTAGACTTCTTAGGGCAACTTCGCTTGCTGCATACGCCTAACAAAAAACCTATGATACGTCAAATAATTCATTGATATTCAAAATAGTTCTTTTGTATGTTCCGTCCGGCATTTCTTCCCATTGATCTTTGTCACACGTAAAAGCAAAAGAAGATTGATCCAATTCACCTCTTTTGATATATTCATATAATTCATTGGCAATTTGTGTATTTGCCAATTCAAATCTGTATTTTAATCCTTTTTCGTCAATTGAAATGTCAAGTGTGCCATTGCCTTTTCTTCTTCGTGCCAATGGTCGGGATCTGTCGTGATCAAGCAATGCAAAAATATCACTACGATTGACAGTTTCCATATTGATCTATTCAGGCACAATAATTTCCCGAAATCCTAAATCTTCGCTTTGTGAATTGAAGACTATCTAATACCCTTCAATTATCCTACCCTCACATTCAAATTTAGATGACCGGTATTCTCTATTTGGATTGATCTTTGGTGTCCTATTTTCTATATTACTTTTTTCCATTTCTCATTCTCATTATTTCATCTAATTTTGATTTAAAAATATCCTGTTTTGACACTTCAATATTTTGAGGCATAACCTATTTTTCGACAGATTTAACCCCCTTTGTATTTTTATTTTTTTGTTCCATAAAATTTACTTTTTTCACTTTTATTTTTACAATTACATGGTCTTCTTGATCGCTTTGATAACTGATTTATTTTTTCTTTTTCCTGATTTAATTTTTCAGTCTATTTCGTCAAAGTGTCGTTAAATGACATTGTACTTTTGTATTGTACTTTTAATAACTGATAAATTTAGTTGGGGTTATATTAGTCCAACTTGCACTACTTTGATAGGTTGCAATTAATGATGGATCGACTTTGATATTTTGAATATAATTATCATTTAATCCCATGCTGTTTGTCGTAAATGCCCGAAGTGAATTAATCCACAATCCACCTTTTAATGTTATATTTTCCATCATATTACTTGAAGTAAATGTATTTGAAATAAATGTCGTACCTATCATTGATACAGTTGCAAAACTCCAATTAGTAGTGTCAAATAATTCAATATTTTTCAATGTATGTGTGCTGAATGTACTCGAAAGAAAACTATTGCCGACCCTTGTTATATACCAATTAGATGTATCAAATAATTCAATACTTGCAATTCCACCACTAAATGTATTCATCATAAAAAAGTTGGGTATTTGAGTTACATTCCAATCTTCGCCACCCTCTATATTAATAGTGCAATTTCCACCGGGATTTAGATTATTGAATGTATTCATCATAAAATATGTACCAATGCTTTGTACACCTTTTGGGAATTTGATGTTTGCAGTTTTCAATTGATGACAGGATGAAAAAGCATTTGACATGAAATTATTACCAATCGTTGTTGCTGTTATATTGGATAAGTCAATATCAATACTTTGTATTTTAGAATTGGATAAAAACTAACTCATAAAATTATCACCGATTACACCATTTATGGGTTGCTATAATTGAATATTAGCATTATATATCATTGTGTTAATTGTTGAAATATTGCCACTGAAAACAGGTATTTCATCAATCCATTTCATAATCAATTTGAATTGAACACCCGGATAAATATCATACGTATTTGATGGTAACATCAATAATAGATCAACGCTTGCTTCGTTCCCGAAATCCAATTTTAATTCAGTGATATTTGATGTTTGGATATTATTTAAAAACTGCGTGGTATTTATTTGTACCGATGATCCGCTGTTATTAACACAAGATAATATTAGATAATTTTCGTTTGGATTAACATCATCACCGATCAATTTGTAGATTTCTGTAATGTCATTTTCTGCGTTGGTTAATCTAACATTTAAGTCATTAATATCATTAATAATACTACTTATATCAGGTATTAATGGTTTATTTTGGATATAATCCAACGCTATGTTATTTGTCTGATTCCAATCGGATTGTATTTGCGGTACATTGACTTGTGCACCCTATTCAATACCACCTAATTTTGTTTTTTCTGCGTTGGTGAAATCATTTGTCGATAATCCCATACCCTATATTTTATCTACTTTGTTGGAAATGTCAGACTGCATTCCCATCATTGCTACATCAATATCAATTATATCATTTTGTATAACTGAAATATCTGTATTTATATCACTTATATTTGAATTAATATTGGTAATATCTGAATTAATTGTAGATACATCACTTTCGACAGTTGTCAGTCTGTTATCCAAGTTACCTATATCTGTAATGGCATTGGATAATCCATTGGCGGTGAGCGTGGAATCCAAATTTACCGATACATCACCAATATTTGTTGACCCCTGCACAATACCAAGTGTAGTATTGGTTGCAGGCATCACGGCGGTTATTCCTTTGAATATCCAAGTATTGGAAGATGAAAAATATATCCAAGCATATAACATTGTTGAACTATGGAATGATACAAGTGTATCACCGTCATTTGGGGTTGCTTTGCCTGTATCTGTTTGAAATATGGTTAATACATCATTTTGTGATAATGTTTCCGGTAGTGCCTGATGTGTGGCATACCGAACCCCTATTTGCTGCAATAATCCAATGTCAGATGTGTTTGTGGCAATTTGATTAAATGCAGCCGATGGCATTATACCGCCATTGGTAGCACTCTATAATTGTAAATCAATATTAATATCGGTTTCAATACCGCTCTATGGATTAATTAATTTTTTTATCAAACTGACTGTATTGGTATTCGTGTTATCAATGGTGATATCTTTGATTACCTGATTACCTAAGTTAGACAACCCATTATTGATATTGTCAATTCGTGTATTCAGGTCGTCCAATTCATTCATCAAATCTAACTGATCGGTTATATCACCTGTTATATTTCCCCATTCAATATTGATGTCATCAATACGGTTATTAATGTCATCCAATTCATCCATTAGATCAATTTGGTCGGTAATATCACCACCAATATTACCCCATTCAATATTGATGTCATCAATACGTGTATTAATGTCATTTATTTTTTGCATTAAATCTAATTGATCATTGATATTTCCATTAATATTTCCCCATTCCAAAGTTGAAATATTACTTGTAATATAATTAATTAAATCAGTTTGATCGGTAATATCACCATATATACTACCCCACCTTGAAGGGTTTGTCTAATCCGCACCCACAAATATCATTCTTGGAAATTTCAGTCCTATTGTACTCATATTTTTATTTATTTTTTATTTAATTTATTAGCAGCAACCGCCTTTGGTTATTATATTTATTTTTTCTTCCCTGTCTGTTAATACCTAATCCAATAATATGTAATCACTACCATGATATTTTCCATCATTGAAATTATTCTATATCACGGAATAATTAATCAAACATCTTATTTGCCCATTCTCCAAATTCTTCAATTCTTCCGGTTCAATTCTTAAAAAAAAGTTATCCCCATTTTCAATAATATTTTTAAATGTGTCGCCAACTGAATTATAAAAACACATTATAAAATTATTGGAATTTAATGTGTAAACTTTTATTTCAAATGTCAAATAATTTCGTATATTGAAACATTGTTTGCCACACTCATTTTGTATTCCAACCAATAAGCAATCAGTATATTTATTTATCTTTTCCATCTTTCAAATTATTAATATTTTCATTCTATTTGTTTTGATTTTGTTTCAGGTTTGCACCTTCCGCAAATTGATTTAATGGCATCATATTAACTTGCATATAGTAATTATCACCATTTGGAATATCGGGCAAATCTAACATTTGCCTGACATCATTTTGACTGAATACACCTATGTTTGTCATTGTTCTATAAAAGTCGCCACGACTTTTTAAATCGGTTCTTAACAAGTCATCAATTTTAAATTTGATTTCGGTGTATATTCGTTGAGAATCAGATAGTAACACCTTCTCAAAGCAATCTTCCAAACGGTATAATATTGGTTGAATTGTATCAGTCAAAAATGATATTTGATCCATTTCGGCGGAGTTATAGGAAGTGCCTTCTTTGCTGTTTAATTTCGACTACGGCACTCCAAACCAATTCTACAAAGTCAATACATTAAACTACCGTGTTTCAATTAATTGTGCATCGGAAGGATCAATAGAAATTGGTTTGATGACCTATCCACCCTCCAAGACTGATATTGTTGATCCTGTATTTTGTTTTATTTTTTGCAGGGTTGCAATTTGATCCTCTTTTTGTTGTTGGGTTAATTTGCCGGGATTTTCTATAACCGCCTGAATATTTGATCCCGATGCAAAAAAATCATTTGCATTTTCATCTGAATTGATTGCTATATTCAATGATAATGCCTAATATTTTATGACTGAAATACCCATTACACCGTCAATGCTTTTTAACATTAAATGTACCATGTCGCTATGTTCAATTAATCGGTCATATCCCACCACATTGTATAATACAGGTTGATCAAATAATATTGGATTGTAAATAGGTAGTACATAATCACTTGGAATGTATATCAATGATACAGGGTCGCCCTGATTATTTCTTTCAATCACCTAATACTAATTCCCCCGCAATAACATACTTTCCACCATTATTTTAATAAACATAAACTTTGTCATTCTTTCATTTATCTTGTGATTGAATAACTTATATACAGGACTGTCATACAAAATAGTCTTCTTTTCATTCCATACACGATACGGAATAATGGGTAATTGTGCCACCTGATCAGATATTAATTGTACACATCTATATATCTATGAAATAGATTGTGCATATTCAGGATCAATACTTTTAATTGGTGTCTTGCTCTAATATGGGTCATATTTTGCCTATGCAGGATTGCAATTTGCACCGTTCAATAATCCCCTGTTTTCGCTTTTATTTTTAAATAAATTTCTCAAATTCATAAATTGAAAATTGTATTTTTGTATTGTACTTTTTTTATGTTAATTGGGTCCCCGCAACCTAATTTAAAATGGCATAAACCCCATCTATTTTTTGATTTGCATTCTATTTAACAGGCTTGATATTTTCTTCGTACATTTTGTCCCTGAATACGACACAATTTCTAAAATTCCATAATAATACAGGATTTTTTTCTATTTGTATTTTCTTTGAATATATCTACCTGATTAACTCATTTGTCGGAATTGACATTGATCCCGTACTTTGGGAATACTATTTAGTTGTATACCCTTCCTGATTTAGATTAATCTAAAATTGCGTCTAATTCCATCTATCATATATCACCTAATCTATCACAAAATTTTCCGAAGTATATTTCATAATATCTTCCAAAATCATATTATAATCTGTTACATTACTGTTTGAAAATTTTATAAAATTTTGTTTGTTCCATTCAATTAAATTTTTCGTTAAATCGTTTTGTTTTAAATTGAATTTTGGATAATAAAAATCGACTTTTGTAATGTATTCACCGTTATTTTTTTTCTGTAAATATGCTACCTATGTTAAGTCCCCTGTAGATGCTAAATCAATGCCGACATACATTAATATATTTGGATCAAACTCTATTTTGTCAACCATACAGGGAATAACATAATCATCCGGAAACATTACTTCTTCTTTGGATTGACACCACATATTGAATGATTTGGTCAGCACATTTGTTTTCTCGCTTTGATACAATATATATTTTTGGTATTGTTCTTCAAGAAACTAATTGAAAACGGTTTGGCCAAGACTGACATTCTATTTAATCCATAATTCAGGATTATTTATTTCTTCTATATCATCTAATTCAAAGATTGCAACGAATAGATTTTTTTCTTCAATAACACCTGATACAACGTCTTTCTATCTTTGATAATATTTATAACAAACTCCATCTAAATCAAATCCCTAAGTCGTAATTGTCAATAATAATGGTTTTTCACGAAAGCCCATTGACGTCTTGATCTAATCATAAGCGTTGCTATTACTTGCTTGGTGGTATTCATCCACAATGGCAAAGGACTAATTTAATCCATCTAACTACTTTGATTGCTATGCAATGACTTTCAATGAAGCGTATAAATGTTCAAAGGATATTTTCTTTCCCCGAAGATGTCGAAAGTATTCATCGTTTGGATCTAGTTGTTTTGCCATCTGATATACCATCGGATAAATTGTTTCATTTACCTGATTTGATGTATTCTAAGTCAATAATACCTCCGCACCCATCTCACCATTCTATACTAAATAATACATCTATAACTATGACGCAAAAAATGATTTGCCTTGCTTTCTTGGAAGTTGCAAATACTATTCATTGTATTTTGGTAAGTCTGTATTCTTATTTTTCAACTATACCAAATTCTAAATAATAAATAATTGCCATTGCAAAGGTTTAAAAATTTCACCCTATGTCTTCCCTATATAATGCCTGATTAATCCAAAAAATTTTACACATTTTTCAAAAGCATTTTTATCAATATAGTAACCGCTTTTCAAATCATTTTCAAATCTTTTTACCTATTGTTTGATTGCATTACAGGCAATTATTTTACCTGATTTAATATCTTCACAATATTGAAATACGACATCAATATTATCTTGTAAATCTACTTTGTCTTGGTTCTTTTTTTGTAATTTTTTCATTGTTATTATTTTTTAAAAATTGTGCCAATGGCGATTCGGCATTGGAAGAAATATTTATTTGTGTCGGCTGATCCAATTTTTGTATTCGTTTAATTTGTGATATTTTATCATATACCCTTGATCTTCTATTGTCATTAAATGGCAAGAATTGTAAAACAGATAATAAATATTTCAATTCATTATCATACATTTTATTCAACTGTTTATCAATTCTTTTTTCCATTTTTTAATAAATTATATCTATTTTTATGATATACTTTTATTTTATCTGCGTTTTTCTTCCGGTATTCTTTTCGGTATTCTTTCAATTTATCCGCATTATTCTTTTGATATTCCCGATTATATTCTTTTCTTTCATTAGTCATATTATATGTATTTATTTTTTTTTATAATTTATAAAAATCTTCCAAAAGCATCATTTTTTCCTCAAATGTTTTTCCCGATTTTCCAATATTTTTTTGATAATCATTTTCAATAATTTCAACAAAATCTTCCGGTATTATATTTTTGTCAAAAAAGGATTTCTCTATTGTATCTTCAAATACAAAATCATTTTCATTGTCATTGAATAGGGAGTATAAACTGTCACGTCTTTTTGCTCCGGAACGAAAATTTAATCCATTGCAAAATCTAATCAAATCACGTTTTAAAATTTTCAAAAATAGACTTTCACCATTTTTTTTTACTTCTATTTTAAGAAATTTTTCGTATGTGGTGGAAATAATATCCTCAAAATCTTCATCCCTGATATTGTATCTTTGTTTAATGAAATAAATGTGTGTTCTAATATTTATTTTATCAAAATGTAGAGCCTCACAAATAGCGTATATCGTTTTATCCATATAATATAATTTAGATAGTTTTTATCAATTATAAATAGTTGGATAAATAAAAAATGTAAATAGAAAAATAGGTGATAATGAAACAGCCTAATTCAATCCAAAATATTTCTGAGGATCTAGTTTTTTCTATTTCATTGGTGATAATATTTCTTTGATGACCTTGTATTTTTTTACCAATTATAAATAAGAAGAAAAAGAAAGCAGGTATTATATATCTCATACATTCCAATACTATCATACACCATATTGATGCCATTATTGCACATATTAACTATGATATGAAATGAATTGTATTGACGTGTTTGTGGTATCTAAATTCGTAGGTCTAACCGACAAAGAATAATCCCGCACATGAAAGAAATATGAATGGTTGGTGGGGTGTGTTATCGGTTATTTCCAACCAAAATATAAACAGTGGTAATATGGTGGAAATTATCCAACCATAAAACCACTACGATGCCTTTTTTAATCCTGATAAATTCTAAATTTCACTTATGGATTGGAGTATACCAAATTTGATTGTATTATATAAGATATAGGATATAAATAGAATTAAACTTATCTAATATAAGACTATCATTCAGGGGATACAAAATATTTTATCTTATTCAATTCACTTTGTATCTGCTCATCAATATTGATATTCACTTTGTCATTGTATGCAGCATTTACAACGCTAACAACTTCCTGAATTAATCCAAAATCTTCAATTACTTTTTCTACATTCGTTGAATTTTGAACCAAATATAAGATGCCGCCAAATTGGTATACCCTAACATTCAGGTTAGAATATGCAGGTTTGGAACTTCTAACTAAATTAAATTCGTCCACCCATTTTTGTATCAATGGTTCCGATAATTCAAAATATATTCTATATATTATCTTTTCATTTGCAAAACTGAATTTACCTTCGTTGAGGTCGGTAATTGTCATTCCGGAATTAATCCCGATTACTTGTACATTTTTGTTTTCCATTTTGTTTAAATTTTTTGTTGGTTATTATTATTTTTTTGTATTGTACTTTTGGTTGGGGGTCTTAAATTTTGGGTTAAAATTGAACCTCGCAAAATTGTGATTAGGGGGTGGATATGAGGACGATTGAATTATATTTAGATACTCCCTATCCTTTTGTAATTCATTTGTTTATCCTTTTTTCTATTATATATTTTTTTTGAATTATGTGCATCTGTATAACGCCTAAACCCAACACCTCCTATGAGGTGCTGGGTTCTAATCTAATTGATATATTCATTCATTATCTGTTTGATTGTTAATTTCTTTTTCATTTATAATCTTTCGTACATTTTTTTAAGATCCGGATATGAATAATAATAATCCCAATTATCTAATTTGGTAAATGTATCTTTGGTTATCCCGAAGTCATTTAATCTAATCAATCCAAGTTTCATTATTTTTTTCAATGCTACCTTGTTTGCCGTATATTTTGCTTGTGAATGGGTATATTCGCTTAACTTATTCCATCCATATCCGCCACGACCCCAACACCTATTATATGATGGTACACTGTGTCGTAACCAAGTTATACATTGTGCTAATACATATAATCCCATTTCTTTTAATTCATCCATTAAATATTCACTTGTTGTATTCCATTCTGAATATATACCCAATGCCATAGACATTTCTTTTGCTAACGTAATTTTTTCTTTCATTTGATTAATTATTTTAATTGTTAATTATTTTAAATTTGAGTTGGAATACTTATTAAAATATCCCAACTCATTATTTTATTATTCACTTTTGTACTCACTTTTAATTACCCACCACGGATTCGGATTGCAACAATCACCGGTAATTACCATGCCTAAAATGATCCCATCATTCCCATTTTCTATGACTGTTTCAAAATCATATTCGACATCAATTCCGATAACCGGATAAAATGATCTATTGAAAAGATCAAAAGACATTGTTATAATGCCGCTATATTCTTTCATATATTTAATGGTTATTTCTTCTTCTTCACCATGCAATACTACTTTTATTTCTTCACCATTTAGCAGATCATTAAAAATATCCGCCGTATATTCATTTATTCCAAGTCGCGGGAATAAATATGATGAAATATCGTATACATTCATTATACACATCACCTCATCACCCATTAACATTACGTTAATAATACCACGATCACTCATCCATACGTTTTTTACCGCTGTCGTTTCAGCACAAATAAATTTTTTCATAATTTGTTATTTTTATTAATTATTATTTGAGATTTTCCCTCATTTATTTTATTATAAATAGTAAATATTTTGCAAAGTTCGCACAATTATTTTTTAAAAAAGGTATACATTGAAAATAATGTACAAAACCTTTTAATTATTGTACAAAACATATACTTTCTAAGTACAAAATTTCATTCATTTTATTTTTCTTTTATTTTATTATAAATAGCAAACTTTTTCAAAATACTTTTTAAAAAATGGATAATTTTAAAATTTTTTTTCAGGTATTTTTTAAAAGTTTGCTGGATGTTAAAATATTTTTTTCCACCAAGATTTTTTTTCTTCTTTGGTAATTGTAAATGATTGCGTATCTATACTCATCTCATTAGTTTCGTCAAAAGTAAGACTATTTATTTGAACATATCCATCATTCACAAATAGTCTTTTCGTATTTTCGGTTCAAACTGTAATTTAAAATAATTAGATAAGAGTAATTTAATCGCATTGGGATTATTGGTGTTAATAATTAATTGTTTATTCATTTTATTTTTTATTATTGGTTATTATTTTTATGTATTGATATACATATATCTTTTAGTTCTTGGATAGATTTCTTCAGAACATGATAATGGTCATGGATAGCAAGGATTGAATTATTGATATTGATCCATGTCTTTTTTTCTTCTTCTATTAATTCGTCTTTGAATTGTTGCTTTTCTTTCATTTCGTCTAAATTATTTGTTATTATTTGGTCTGTCATCTGTAAGTAATCGTTTGTCATAATTATATTGTATTTTGTTTGTTATATGTGTCATATTGCTTGTGAAAAAATGATCTTGTTAGTCTATTTTGGGTAATATCGTTATTCTTACATACGTATATTTCTCCCACTCTATCGGTATCATTATCGTATTTCTTGGCATATACATTTAATCCATTTTTCATATAATAATAGAAATCGGATAAATCACGATTAAATCTTTCTTCTAAAATTCTAATATCGTTGGAAGTCAAAATAGTGTCTTTTATTTCATCTATTTTAGTAATATTGGTATCGGTATTTTGTCTTATTTCAGTTATTTTTTCTTGGTGTTGGATAACTTCATTTTGACATGCCATTTCTTTTTGTTCCGGATGTGAAATATCATTATTTACTTGAATTGATGCAATATTATTAATGGCGTTATGGGTTGCCTCTTTCATTTCTTCATTTGCCAATGGGGGTAATAGTTCTTTTACCTCATTCAAATAACCTATTGTTTCTTCTTTTATTTTTTCTTTTTCAGTCATTATATCTTTGGGTTGTTTTTTCAATTCATTCAAAAGTTCATAATTAATCCATATTTTGGTTGCCCTCGTACTTCGGTATACTTTGATTATTCCGCCATCTTTTAATTTTCTTATGCAGCGATCCACTGTTTTTTCGCTGCAAACTAAATCATTAACTATATCACGGTAGTATGTGAAGAAATGCCATTGGTATAATCTATTATTGCACTTTGATGTATTTTCGTTGGTATTATTATTATTATTTCTCAATATCCAAGATAATACATCTTTTGTTCTTCCAATTGTTATTGGTGTACCATTTATTTTAATGTGGTTCAACCAATTGTAATCTTCACATTTGTTAGTCGTTTGACTGCTTTTCTTTTTGTAATTTTGATTCGTCATTTTAATCTATATTATTATTTTTATTTTAATTATCCACCATTACCCCACTTTCTAAATCGTTGGTTTCCTGCGGAGAAAGTGGGGGATGATGGTAAAATAACCCGCAAGAAAAATGAAATAGTATAATACTATTTGCTTGCTGTCTCCCGACAGTATGAAAAAAAAAACATTAAAATAATGAAAGTATTCCTCGCTTGGAATATATATTATTTATTATAAATAGTCGCTCATTTTAAAATATACTGATTTTTTTTTTAACTTCAAGTCAAAATACCCCTTTTTTGTTGAAAAAATGAACTTACTTAGCAAACCCCCCCATTTAATGATCAAAACACCTAATTCCGGCAATTTGGACTATACCATTTTCGTCTTCTTTTACATTCATCAGGGTAGGTATATAGTATGGAATTGCAAGCGTTGGGGGATTATTATTTAATTGAACTAATTCTTTTAATCCATATCCTGTAACCCTGTCATTGACATTTATAGAAAAGTCGTTAAATTTCCAATTTGGATGGAAGATTGGATATATCAAAATTTGATCCTTGTATATCATTGCTATTCTTATGTTCTTTTTTTCTTCGGCTTTTTTATTGCTAAATTTCATATAATCTGACTTATTGAATCCTATTGGCATATTCGTATTACTTGGAATATAACACCCTTTTACATCTATATTATAGATGCCGTAATAGCAATGGAGTGTAATATCATATTCGTTATACCTGTCATCAATATATATATGGCAATTATTATCACCGAAATAGTTATTTAATAATGCAGCACATAATTGCCTGTTTGGTCTGTCGTCATAGGCATTTCCTTTGGTATCATTGTATTCAGACTTATTTATGTTAATTATCATTGGTATTCATCTCATTTATTCCAATTATTTTTTTAATTATAAATAGCGGGTAAAATGAAAAATGAACTTGAAGATGTTATTTTTTTAATTATTCAGGTTGGTAATATATCATTTTTATCTCAAATTCAATTTAACGCCAAAATAAGACGATTTAAGCGACTTTTATTTTAAATGATAATGGTTATCCATCCAACACAAAAAAAATCAATCAGGATTAACCAAAATGATGCTTGAATAATAAATAATAATTATTGAAGTTGAACAACAAAAAAAATAAAAAAGATCAATGCTTTGCGGATTAGATCATGTTCTATTAACATACCAAAAGTAAAATACTTTGAAGATAAATATATCTTGAATTGATATACCCTAAAATATAAGTTCTTCAATAATAAGAATAAAAAAAAAAACAATGTTAAGTCGGTTTACTCATCTTGACTTGATCAAGCAAAGGAAAAATACTTTGCGGATTAGATCAACTTGTATTTTATACCAAAAAAACCACCATTTTTCAATTTTCAAAAAATTTTCCTTCTGAGAATCTCAGATAACTTGAAAGTATAATATGTTCTAATACCATCAATATTTCAATTACTATTTTTTCTTCAATATTAGTATATCATCTTAGATACGTGAATAGATAATATGATCCAATACGCACAATATAGTATTTTTTATTTTTTTTTTATTTTAAGATCAATAGAAAAAAAATATTATTAATAATAATTTTAAAATAATATATTAATAATATTAATACTATTATCACGGGGACAGTTTGACCTCGTGTACACAGGGAATAGGATGTACCCCCTGTACACAGGGACAGGAGTGTCCCCCTGTACACAGGGACACCCTTGTATTATGACAACAAAAAAAGGGGATAACCTGTAACAGTTACCCCCTTGTAAATACCAAGAAATAATAAGTCTATTTCTTCTTCAACTAAAACCTTTTTTCTATTAATTTATCCCATTCTACCGGCAAATACATTTCTTCTTTCTTCAATGGATTATATCTATATTCATATAGTCTGTCTTTTTTTCTTTTGTGATAATAGATATACTTGCTTTCTTCGTTGCAATATGTTATAATTGATATTGCTTTTGTTTTTTCATCAATATCATTTACTTCAATATTTTTTATATATAAATGTACAAGATCATATTTCTGTTTGTCATCAAATTCTATCTTTTTTTGTTGTTCAATCGCACCAATAATAACTCCCCATTTCTCACCAACTTTTTCTATTTTTATTGATTTTATCCATGCCTGCAATCTTTCAATTTCATTTTTATTGCCAATATTTTCATTTTCAATCTGAAGAAAATCTATTTTCAATTCATTTTCCAAAGTTTGTTCAAAATCTTTCAAACTCATATTTTTTAAAACTTTTTTCAAT